AGTACAGAAAACTGGTCGCATAAGAGGGTTTTTCTCTTGTCCCATTATTGGGGGGCAGTGCCGTTTAATTCAAAGGCTTTTTCTTATAAGCTAGTCGAGTGGACTGGTTGAACTTTCTTGTCTGGATAAATGTAGTTTATCGCATTATTTACCGCAGTCGGAGCCTCGCCTAATCCGGTCGCGATTAAGTCGATTTTCCCTTCGTAGAAGCAACAATCGCCACACGCGTAGATTCCTTCGCGACTGGTTTCTTGTTTGCGATTCACGAGGATTTTATGACGTTGGAGATCCAAGCCCCATTCTTTTAATTTGCCGACTGAGGATTTGAAGCCGTAGTTGACAAAGAGTTCATCGATGGGGAGTAATTGGGTTTCATCTGATTTAACCTTGGTGATTTCTAGATGGCTGGCACGGCCGTTTTCTCCGATTAACCGACTAGGAACATGAGGAGTTTGAATAGAGACAGAAGAAGCCTTTAATTCTTCAACGCTATGTTCGAGTGCTCGGAAATTATCACGACGATGGACCAGAGTTGTCGGTGCGATTTTCTCAAAGGCCAGGGCCCAATCGACAGCAGAATCTCCTCCACCTAGAATAGCAACTTGTTTGCCGGCATATTGTTGGATATTTGAAACATGGTAGTGGACGTTCTCGAATTCCTCAGCCCCGTCCACTTCTAAAGGACGTGGTTTAAAGGCACCACCGCCCATCGCAATAATAACAGCACGACTGAAATGCTGGCCTTTATTGGTTTCAATCAGGAAGTGATCTCCGTTTTTATGAATGTCTAAAACAGTTTCATTCAAACAGATGTCGGTCTCGAATGTTTCTAATTGATCGATCAACCGTTGGGACAATTCTTCCCCTGTTAGGTTGGTAAAACCAGGAACATCCAGGATTCGTTTTTCAGGATAGAGAATAGCGGGTTGACCCCCTAGTTGAGGAAGGGAATCAATCAATTTTACTTTTACTTGACGCATATGGCCATAGAAGGCAGCAAAGAGCCCTACAGGGCCACCGCCGATAATGGTAATGTCATAGATTTCAGACATGATATCTCCTTTGTGATGTGTAACTAATCCTATTGTATCATAATTCGGAGTTAAATAGAAAGTGGAGGAGAATACAAGGATAGAAAAGGATGAATCAGGGGATTGAGAGATATTTTTTAAAAATAATGTTCGGTTTATTTACAAGTGTTCGATAATCTGTTAGAATAAATTATTATTATTTTTTTTATAAGGAGATTATTCAAAAATGCAATTTGATTTTTGGGTTAAAGTTGCGACCGAATTTATTGCAACAGCATTATTGATTATTTTAGGAAATGGTGCCGTTGCAAACGTTGAGTTGAAGGGTACCAAGGGGCATCAAAGTGGATGGCTCGTGATTGCGATTGGCTACGGAATAGGTGTTATGATGCCAGCCTTGATGTTTGGTAACGTTTCTGGTAACCATATCAACCCTGCCTTTACGATTGGTCTTGCAGTTAGCGGACTCTTCCCTTGGGAAAATGTTTTATACTACATCGTTGCTCAAATTCTCGGAGCTATGTTTGGACAATTGGTTGTCGTTGCGACTCACCGTCCATATTACCTCCAAACTGAAAATCCAAACAATATCTTGGGAACATTCTCAACGATTTCTAGCTTGGATAAAGGAACTCCAGAATCACGTAAAGCAGCAACCATCAATGGTTTCGTCAATGAATTTGCTGGATCATTCGTCCTTTTCTTCGGTGCACTTGCCTTGACAAAACACTTCTTCGGTGCAGAGGTTGCTTCTCTAGCTCAAAGAGCTGCGACTGAGCAGGGAGGTATTTTTGATGCTTCTTCAACAGCTGCAAAATTGGCTTTGTCACAAGCACATGCTCCTGGTCTAGGAGTTGCTCACTTGGCACTTGGATTCCTCGTTATGGCTTTGGTGACATCACTTGGTGGTCCTACAGGACCTGGTTTGAACCCTGCACGTGACCTTGGTCCTCGTTTGGTTCACGCCTTCCTTCCAAAATCTGTTTTAGGTGAACACAAGGGAGATTCAAAATGGTGGTACGCTTGGGTACCAGTTGTAGCACCAATCTTGGCTGCAATCGTTGCCATTGCCCTCTTTAGCTTCCTTTATTTGTAAGACCAGAACACTTTTCGTAGATATTACGGAAAGTGTTTTTATCTTTTGTTGAGTAAACGGTTTTTATAAAAGGAGTAGGATGAAAGAAAAGAATTTAATAGAAGATAATAGAAGAGCTGATCATTTTAGTTTTCTATATTATTTGCATGAGAAGAAAGTGTTTCATTCGGAGTCACTTGCTGCTCTTTGTCAGTATCTAGTAGCTTTGGAATCAGTCAGCATCGAGCAACTAAGAGACTTGCGTTGGATTGAAAATCAAATCTTGCGCCATCTGGTCTATCATTTTGATGAGAATGATCTAAGTAAAATTAGCAATCTCCCAATGAATTATTGGGAGGAATTAGAAGCATTCGAACAAGTAATATCAAACCTTTATGATCGTTATGAATGAAAGGAATTCAAAAAGAATGAATCCTCAAACAGATTGGATAAAGGTTTAGAGAGTTGCCAGAGATGAATTCCTTTAACTTTTTCTTGACAATCTTTAGAATTCCGTGTAGAATAGAATAGATCTTGAACTTGAAGGGAGTGAAAAACATGTCAAAAACAGTAGTACGTAAGAATGAATCTCTTGACGATGCTCTTCGTCGTTTCAAAGAAAAACCTTCTGTAAAACGTAAACGTAAATCAGAAGCAGCTCGTAAACGTAAAAAATTCTAATTGAAGACAAGAACAGACCTCGGTCTGTTTTTTGTTTCTCTAGAAAAATCGAAGACAAAAAAACCGACCTTCAAATTAGAAGATCGGGTCTTTTTATCTGATTATTTGTTTGCAAGCAAGTCGCGGATCTCAGCAAGCAACTCTTCTTGAGTAGGACCAGCAACTTCTTCTTCAGCAGCTTCTTCCTTTTTACCAAGGTTTTGAGCTTTTTCAGCGGCTTTCACTACGAAGAAAAGAACAGTACCGATAACAAGGAAGTTGATAACAGCGCTCAAGAAGCTACCGTATGCAACACCGTTCCATGTCAATTCAGCAATATTTTTAACATGAGCAGCTTCCAAAGCTGGGTTCAAAATAAGTGGAGTGATGATATCGTTCACAAATGATGTTACGATAGCTCCAAATGCAGCCCCGATGATAACTGCAACAGCAAGGTCAACAACGTTCCCACGAAGGAGAAAAGCTTTCAATTCTTTTAACATATCCTAAATATGTCCTTTCATAATAATTTTTTTACAGACCATAGTATAACCAAAAAGTTTGTCGAATTCAATGATTATGCTCAAATTTTTTAAAAAAGTTGATTTAAGCAAACTGTTGATTCTAGAAAGTGTGGAAAGATGTGGAAAAATAGGATGAAAATCAATCTGAATGATTTACAATTGACAAAAATTAGTTTAAAATAGTTAATGATATTCTATGGTAAAATGGAGGCACTGTTTATGGTTGACAAACAACTGATTTCGGAAATTAAAAACAGTGTGAATATTGTAGATGTAATCGGAGAAGTCGTTCAATTGACAAAGGCAGGACGAAACTTTTTAGGTCTCTGTCCTTTTCATAGTGAAAAGACACCTTCTTTTAATGTCGTCGAGGATAAACAGTTCTATCATTGTTTTGGTTGTGGCAAATCAGGCGATGTTTTTAAGTTTATCGAAGACTATCGTGGAGTCTCCTTCATGGAAGCTGTTCAAATTGTTGGAGAGCAAGTAGGCATTCATGTGCAGACCCATGCTCCTCAGTCAAGGGGACAACAAGCAGATGGGAAACAACCCTTTTATGAGATTCATCAGGAGGCTGCTAAGTTCTATCATGCCATCCTGATGACGACAAAGATGGGAGAGGATGCTCGGCAATATCTTTACGATCGAGGGCTTGATGATGAGGTGCTTCGGCATTTTCAAATAGGGCTAGCGCCGGCAGAAGGAAATTATCTGTATCAGAGTGTTTCTGGAAAGTTTTCAGAAAAAACTATGGCCGAGTCGGGACTGTTTCATATTAGTGATATGGGGACTATATATGATGCTTTTCAAGATCGCATTATGTTTCCCTTATCGGACGATACTGGCCGAGTCATTGCCTTTTCTGGTCGACTATGGCGTGAACCAGTTGAGGGAGCAAAGCCTCAAGGGAAATACAAGAACAGCCGCAGTACGCTCCTTTTTAACAAGAGTTATGAGCTCTACCATTTGGACAAGGCCAAGCAAGTTGCAAAGAAGAACCATGAACTATACCTGATGGAAGGATTCATGGATGTCATCGCAGCCTACCGGGCTGGTATTGAGAATGCAGTTGCCTCCATGGGGACAGCGCTCACGCAGGAACATGTGGCCCATCTGAGCAAATTTACCAAAAAGGTTATCTTAGCCTATGATGGAGATAAAGCTGGACGGTTAGCAACTGCTAAGGCTTTAGAGGTTTTAGATAAACACGAGGTAGAGGTTGTTCAAATTCCTGATCAGATGGACCCAGACGAGTATCTCAATAAGAATTCTCCTCAGGCTTTGGCGGAATTATTGGAAAAAACACGTCTCAGTCGCGTAGAGTTTCTCATGTATTATTGGAAGCCAGACAATATTGAAAATTTGCAGGCGCAGATTGAATTTGTTGAAAAAATGGCTCCTTTAATTGCTCAGACGCCATCTGTAACGGCACAAAATACCTACATTTATAAATTAGCCGACCTCTTGGTTGATTTTGATTATTTGCAGGTGGAACAAACGGTTAATGCTAGTCGTCTTCAGATGCGTAGTCAGCGTCAAGATCAAGGTCCAATCCAGACACAAGCTCCAGTTGCTAGTCCAACTGTTGTACAGAAGCAGTTGCCTCGCCTGGTTCGGGCTGAGAATCATCTTCTCCATCGGATGAACGCTTTTCCTTATGTTTTGAATGAATATCGTCTTCGGACAGATTTTTCATTTGATACCCCTGCCTTGCAAACCTTGTACCAACTTCTTTGTCAAAATGGAGAAGTGACATCGCAGGATTTGTCAGAGCAGACAGAGGAAGTCCAACGGGCCTGGTATCTGATGTTAGAAGAAAATTTACCGGATGAAATAGCGGAGAATGAGCTGGAAGAAGTGGAAGAAACGAGAAATCGTGAGCTTCTCCGTAAAGAAAGTCAACAAATAGGGAAGAAAGTCCGAGAAGCCTCTCACAGTGGAGATGCGGATCAGGCTTTATTGGAACTCGAGCGACTAATCGCTCAAAAAAGAAGAATGGAGTAGGAATGGCGAAAGAACAAAAAGATATCACAACTTTAGATGTCCAAATTGCAGAGTTTATTCGTAGTCATAAGAAAAGTGGTACTGCAACAGATGATGAAATCAATGATCAATTGGTCATTCCTTTTGCTTTGGATGCCGATGGAATTGATGATTTGTTGCAACGGATTCAAGATGCTGGGATTTCAATCACGGATAAAGAAGGAAATCCAAGTGCGCGTGTCCTGAACAACGAAGAAGAAGAACCAGAGTTGACGGATGAGGAATTGCTTGGAAGCAACTCTGCTAAGGTCAATGACCCAGTACGGATGTACTTGAAGGAAATTGGGGTCGTTCCTCTTTTGACCAATGAAGAAGAACAAGAATTGGCCATCTTGGTGGAACAAGGGGACTTGGAAGCTAAGCAACGTTTGGCAGAAGCCAACCTTCGTTTGGTTGTTTCTATTGCGAAACGCTATGTTGGTCGTGGGATGCAATTCTTGGATTTGATCCAAGAAGGAAACATGGGCTTGATGAAGGCCGTTGATAAGTTTGACTATACCAAAGGGTTTAAGTTCTCAACTTATGCGACTTGGTGGATCCGTCAGGCCATCACTCGTGCTATTGCAGACCAAGCGCGTACCATTCGGATCCCTGTTCACATGGTGGAAACCATTAACAAATTGGTTCGGGAACAACGCAATCTCTTGCAAGAATTGGGACAAGACCCAACACCAGAACAAATCGCTGAACGCATGGATATGACGCCAGATAAGGTACGTGAAATCTTGAAAATTGCCCAAGAACCTGTTTCTTTGGAAACGCCAATCGGGGAAGAAGACGATAGCCATTTGGGGGATTTCATCGAAGACGAAGTGATCGAAAACCCAGTAGACTATACTACTCGTGTGGTTTTACGCGAACAATTGGATGAAGTCCTTGATACTCTTACCGACCGGGAAGAAAATGTCCTTCGTTTGCGTTTTGGTTTGGATGACGGTAAAATGCGAACCTTGGAAGATGTGGGGAAAGTTTTTAACGTGACCCGTGAACGGATCCGTCAGATTGAAGCCAAGGCCCTCCGAAAACTGCGCCACCCAAGCAGAAGCAAACCATTGCGTGATTTTATAGAGGATTAAAAAGGTCCGGGGGACCTTTTTAACCCGAGCCGAGAAACTCGGAAGCGAGGAATGTCCACTGGACATTTTTAACGGTCGCCTAGAAATAAAAAAGCGACCCAGGTCCGGGGGACCTTTTTAACCCGAGCCGAGAGATTCGGGAGCGAGGAAGGTCCGGGCGGTCTTTTATAGAGTTTCCTTAATATTTGGGTTTCCGTAAAAAAAGAAATTCTTCATAGGGATGAACCCAACGAAGAAGGAGTAAAGAATGAGTTATACGACAGAAGAAATCGAACAAATTAAAAACCGTATTCTTGAAAATCTAGAGCAGGTCATCGATCCTGAATTAGGGATTGATATTGTCAACCTTGGTTTAGTCTACGAAATTCGGTTTGATGGTGAAACTGGTGAAACAGAAATCGATATGACCCTAACCACTATGGGGTGTCCATTGGCAGACTTGCTGACGGATCAGATTTATGATGCCTTAACAGGAATGGAAGAAGTGACTAAGGTCGATGTAAAATTGGTCTGGTATCCAGCTTGGACGGTTGAAAAGATGAGCCGCTATGCGCGGATTGCATTGGGAATTAAATAAAATTGATTTAAAGGAGGGACAGATGTTCCTCTTTTTTTATGAAGATGGTTTGGATGTCAAATAGTACGAACATTCTACCTTCTTTTACGATTATATCTTGCAATCACTTCTTAGTAAGGTTATAATAGAATCATTATTAAATTAAGGAGAAGATTATGAATCAGTACCCTTTGGTCTACTTAGACCATGTTCAAAAAGTGTATGGTAAACATATTGCCTTAGGTGATGTGAGTGTCAATATTCAACCGGGTCGTATCATTGGTTTGTTAGGACCAAACGGAAGTGGGAAAACTACCATTATTAAATTAGTGAATGGGCTTTTGCAACCAACTTCTGGTAATGTCTACATCCATGGCCAAGTACCGTCTGCAAAAACCAAACAGGTCGTTTCTTATTTACCAGATACAACTTATTTGGATGAAAATATGAAGATTTCAGAAACAATCCGTTTCTTCCAAGACTTCTATAAGGATTTCAATGCTCAACGTGCTTATCAATTGTTGAATGATTTACATTTGCACCCAGAGCAAAAATTGAAACAACTCTCTAAAGGGAATAAGGAAAAAGTTCAATTAATTTTGGTCATGAGCCGTGAAGCGGATTTGTACATTCTTGATGAACCAATTGGGGGAGTAGACCCTGCTGCGCGTGATTACATTCTTAGAACCATCATTCAAAATCGTCGTCCAAACTCATCTGTATTGATTTCAACCCACTTGATTGCGGACGTTGAACAAGTCTTGGATGAAGCGCTCTTTATCAATCAAGGTCGTATTCTGTTGCATGAAAACACAACTGTTCTTCGCAACCAATACGGTAAATCGATTGATGAGATCTTCCGTGAACAATTTAGAATGTATTAGGAGGTTCTTATGTTTGGGAAATTAATGAAATATGAATTAAAAGCAACCTATAAGTGGTATCTCATTATTTCGGGTGTGCTTGCTATTCTCTCCATTTTTGCTGGTTTATTAGCTTCTAGTGTTATAACTGGGGCATCAACTTTCACAGAAAATACAGCCTTAACTATTGGGAGTATTGTTGTTTTGGTCATTTTTGCGGGCTACATTGGCTTGACCTTGACCAACTATATCATTATTATTCGTCGTTTTTATAACAATATTTTTGGTCGTGAAGGTTATTTGACCTGGACATTGCCAACTGGATCTCATACTGTTTTACTTGTAAAAGTAACATCTGCTTTGATTTGGAGTATCTTCTGTTTTATTAGCTTGATTCTTTCTTTGCTTATTTTCTTAGGAGTGATTGGCCTCGCTCAACAACAGAATATTTTTGATTTGCTTGGTCCATTGTTCGAACATATTGGGTCATCTCTTATTTGGCAAAGCTTGCTATTTCAAGTGTTAGCGACTATTTCAGGTATTTTAATGCTCTACTGTGCCATCTCACTGGGTCAGCTCTTCATTAACAGTCGTATCGTGATGGCCTTCGTCTTTGGATTTATCCTTTGGGTTGTACTAAGTATCATTGGAAGATTGTTCCCTTCTATATCTATTTCAGAACTTTCAAGAACTGCAACTATGTCTTCTGATACTCTTAGTGATATCTTAGTTGTTAACTTTATTCCTGCCTATATCTATGAAGTGGTGAAAATTGTAGCGATGTATTTCACGGTACATTATGTAACAAAATTCAAACTAAACTTGCAATAAAAGTGAAAGAGGGAAGAGATCCCTCTTTTTCTTTTGCCATTTTATACAAAAAATGATACACTTGAGTATATCATTTTGGGGTCGTTACGGATTCGACAGGCATTATGAGGCATATTTTGCGACTCGTGTGGCGACGTAAACGCTCAGTTAAATATAACTGCAAAAAATAACACTTCTTACGCTCTAGCTGCCTAAAAACCAGCAGGCGTGACCCGATTTGAATCGCTCGTGTTCAATGACAGGTCTTATTATTAGCGAGATACGATCAAACTTTGTCTAGCAGTTTGATAAGAGATTGATAGACTCGCAGTTCCTAGGCTTGAGTTATGTGTCGAGGAGCTGTTAAAACAATACATAACCTATGGTTGTAGACAAATATGTTAGCAGGTGTTTGGACGTGGGTTCGACTCCCACCGGCTCCATTGATAATTTACATTGTTTTGTAAATCTTTCTAAAACGTTGTTTTTACAACGTTTTTTATTTTATTCTTTGGTATTCTTTAGTATTCCTTTTTACAAAAGGGATACAACAAAGGATACAACATTCTGTTGTATCCTTAAAAATCTATATATTTTGCAAAGCGTTCTCCGATATCGTCCTTTGCTTGTGTTGTGATGTGAGTATATACATTCATGGTTGTCTTTAAATCGGTATGACCAAGACGATATTGAACTTGTTTTAATGTCATTCCAGCATCAAAACACAAACTAGCGTGTGTATGTCTGAAACCGTGAATTTTAATTGGACGTAGCTTGCTATCTTTCAAAATACTAAGCAACCATTTTCTTGGTAAGCTAGTAGGAATTGGTTTGCCAAATTCATTCTCAAAGATATATCTTGTTCCTGGATTTTTTTCTTTCCATTCTTTCAAGATATCTTGTGTAGTCTGATCTAAACTAATCAATCGTTTACTGCTAACTGTTTTAGTAGCGCCTATTTCTTCGCCTGCAAAACCTCTTGTAATAGCCTTGTTTATATCCAGAGTGTTATCATTCCAGTCTTTCCATTCAAGTGCTAAAATTTCCCCTCTACGTGCTCCTGTGAAGGCTAAAAGACGAAAGAGGACTAACTTTTCTAAATCATCGGTCTTAGCAACCAACTTCATGAATGTTTTTAATTCATCCTTATTGTAGAAATCGCTCTGACTATCAACTTTCTTTCTAGCAGTAGCAACAACACTATCAACTGGATTGCTATCAATGTAACCATGTCTAATCGCATACTTAAAAACATTGTTCATGAGACCTTTTAATTTACGACCATAGACTAGTTTTCGTGACCACTCATTCACTTGCTCTTGCATTTGAAGAGGTGTGATACTACCTATCTTTCTATCTCCTAATGCCGGATAGATATGGTTTTTGAAATTTCTAGAGGTTTTGATATAGGTGCTATCTTGTACAGTCTCAGAGTATTCTTCTAACCACTTTTCAGAAATTTCTTTTACAGTCGTTTCTTTCTTGATTTCCTCTTCGTTCTCTAGATCATTTTGAAGCTGGAGTAGTGCTGCACGAGCTTTACCTTTTGTTTCAAACCCTCTTTTTCTGGCATACTTGCTCTTGCCATTTTCTTTTCCAATGTAAACGGTGAAACCATAAGCAATATCACCGTTTTTCTTTTTATAAGATTTAATTTCCATTGCTTTTCACCTCATTTCTTGGTAAAATGGGTATAAGAAAATGACCTTTTGAATGGTTATTTCCTATACAGTACACCCCACATTCTAGCTTGCAGGCGAGTGTGGGGATTTTTTGTTTATTCGAATCCTTTGAAACTATCTAAAATCTTATCTTTTGAGTCAGTTGGGTTAACAATCATAACAACGAAATTCCCATAAATTGTAACAGGCTGATCAAGTAGTTTTTTATCTTTCTTGATGGATGCAAAGTATGGATTGCTTTCCTCGTATTGATATACTTCTACGGTGCTTTCGTCTGGCAAAACAAAACCTTTGCCATCTTTTGCTTGTACTAGTGAAAATGACTTTTCTTGTTCATGTTCAATAGTAAATCCATTATCTTCCAACGCTTTCTTGAAGTCGTCTAAACTGGTCGCCTTTTTGGAAGTAGGTTTTTCGGTTGTCTTTGTTTCCTTAACCTCGGTTTGTTCTGTTTTTGGTTGTTCAGAACTACCTTTTGTAGTTGATTGGTTACTAGAGCAGGCTACTAGAGTAAAAGTAGTAGCAAGCAAAATAGTTGACGTTATAAGTGTTTTTTTCATGGATTTTCTCCTTTTATTTTTTCTAGCCAACTAGGGCTTTATATTCTTCCATGACCATTGCTTCCTCAGTAGTGGTTTTTAAGTTGTAGTATTCCATAAATTTTAAATAATTAAAATCTGACGGATCATCCAATTCTGCCAAGGCATCTTCCAAAAGATGATGAATCATATTCCTGTTTGCTTCGTTTTCACATCTTATAAGTGCGTTTTGGTATTCTCTTTCAGTGTGATCTATGTGACCCAGCTCGTGGAGAATTACTTGCTTTTGTTTATCTGGACTAAGGTCTTTGCTGACGAATACTACTTTGATTTCATCAATATAAATCCCGTTCCTGTTCCAGATGTCTTTATCAAAGTATTCAACACGCACGCCATATTTAGCGCAAATTTCATTGATGCTCATTTTCTACCACTCAAATATATTTGAATTATATTCTGTATAGCCTCGATATCTTCCTCATTCAACGGTTTCCCATCAAACGTTTTAGCATTTTCTGCCATTTTCCGTAAGTCTAAATCTGTATATGTTTTCGGTTCGGTTGAAGTTTCATCGCTCCACCCCATGAGTTCAGCGGGAGAAATATACAACTTATCAGCGATCTTCTTTAAAACTTCCGGACCTACCTTCTCAATATCTCCTTTTTCGTAACGAAATATAGTGGAACGTGAAACGCCGACTGCATCAGCTAGTTCGTCAGCAGAGATTTTTAATTCTTTCCTTCTTAATTTAATTTTTTCACCAACGTTCATGATAATTGCCTCCTATATATTACACCTTAATTTTACACCTTTAGTTTCAAAAATGCAATAAAAAAAGTTTCAAAAATGCGATTTTTTTGTTGACATTTACTTTTCAAGGTGTTATACTTAATTCAATAAGTCGCACAACTGCGACAAAATAGAAAGGAGAACATATGGTAAATGTTTCTAAGTTAAAGGGTAAAATCGTGGAACGCAATACTACACAAGAAGAACTTGCTGCTACCATCGGTATTGATAAAAGCACGTTTTACCGCAAGATGAAGCAAAATGGCAACTTCTCGATTAAAGAAGTGAACTTGATTGTATCGGCTCTCAATCTTTCAAAAGATGAAGCTATGGCCATTTTTTTTAGCGAAACAGTCGCATAACTGCGACAAAATAGAAAGGAGTCAAAATGAAGAAAGCAACAGTAAAAATGTTCAAGGAGCGTCCAAACGGAGACTTGAGTGAATTCATAATAGAACTAACAATCCCAAGTCGTCGGAGATATGGCGCAGTAATTAGAGAATACATTGAGTATTACAACGCTAAACACTTTGCTAAGATCTATTTTTACGAAGTGCTAGAATTGAAGACTTCTAAAAACTAGAAAGGAAAAAAACATGAAACCAAACCGATATCCGTATAGCGGAGAAAAAGAGTCCACCTTTGTAAAGGTAGACCCTGAAATAGTTGAAAAAGTTTTAAGAAACACTAGTTATCTTGAGAGTTTACTAGCAAATAGATTGTAAGGAGAAGAAATGGAAACATTCATTATATCAGTTCTGACATCTTTAATTGTGACATATACTATGATGCATTACCACATTTATAAAGTAAATGAACTATACAAGAAATATATGGATTTCGAAACATCAAGCGTTAAGAAATTTGCTGAAGATATCATAAGCAAACTTCCAAAAAATTCTGCCCAAGAGGAGTGATAGAAAAAGACATTTTTTCAAGACTAATTTCTGGATAGTTTTGAAGAACTTGTTGAACAATGAAGTTATTTCTGATGAAATCATAGTCTGAATCAGTTGCGGAATATATATCATTATCAATTTTTAACAAACCTAGTCGCTCTAAGTTCGTTAAAGATGAAGACAATTCATCAATCCCTTCAGTTCCATTTATAAAGTATATGATTGGGAATATTATTTTGAAGCCCCTATCAGATCTTATGACAGCTTTCATAATAGGAATTGGGGATCCTATTGAGGGATCTTGTCCCTTTAAAAATTGGAGAATACGTGCATCCGTTACATCTAGTTGCTTGATGATTTCAACGAAAGATGGGTGTATAATCGAGTTCTTTCGATCATCAAATGAACTTGCTAATATTTTAGCAAACATAGAACGTAATTCCTCTTCTTCAATATAATACTTAGATGCCTCCAAAGCAGGACCTAATATTTTTAGAGGTGGTTCTTGGACATTCTCTGGTGGGATAGTTGCTACTTCTTGAAGTGTGCTATTTCTGAGATTCTCGACATCAATTTCGTTTTTTGCACGCAATAACGCTGCTTGATTAGAAATGTCGTGGCCATAATTGACATACCACCAATCTTGCAATGTTTGAATAGGTCCGGCAAATACACCAGCTGAAGTAGCTCCTCCTAAAAATCCTGTGACAAGAGGAAGGAAGGGTTGCAATTGGTTAGGGTCCATAATTATTATTCCGTTCTTTCTATTGAAATTTTGACTAAAACAGTGAGAGGTCCTAGTCAAAAGTTATTATATCAAATCAAGGAGGAATCACATCGGTCTCAAGACTGATATAGGAGGTTGAATGGAAGATAAAATCATAGAATTAGCTGATTACTTTATCAGCGAGAATACAACATACAGAGAAGCTAAAATAGCGTGTGAGAAGCTATTAAAACAAGTTAGCCATGAGATAGAACTCAGGGCAATGGAAAGTAAAATTCCTAAACAAAAAAGCACCTGACGAGAAGTCAGGCGCTTACCAAAATATTCACTTACAGTATAACACAGAAAAGGAGGAATAGCTAGTGGCACTAGAACTTTTTGGAGAAGATTTTAAAAATGAGCTTCTAGAAGATTTGATAAAACTCAATATCGAAGCTTTAAAAGAAGCCAATAGAAGAATCTCAAAAAAAATCGATATGGTCTCTATCAAGGAAGTTATGGAAGCTACTGGATGGGGAAGAAAAAGAATTGAAGATTTTAGAGATCAAGGAAAATTTAGCTATCAACAAAATGTAAAAGGTGGCAAATGCTTATATGACTTGGATGACGTACTAAGATTTCAAAGTCAAATCATGAAACGAGGTTAAAAAATGAACATACTAGATAAACTTACAAAATGGTTTTTCAACACAACAAAAATTGAAATCAACACCGACTGGCGATTGGTTGCGTTGGATACGAACAGAGAAAACCTAAACTTGAAAGAGCAGTTAAAAGAAGTCAAACAACAACATCATGACAAGTGTGTCGAAAATGAAATCTTGTATCTGCGTATCGAAAAACTAGAAAAACTTTTGGAGGTATAAAACATGACAGAACCGACTTTGGCAAGCCAATTCCTTGGACTTGCAACAACCATGACTTGCTTGTTAGTTACTTTGTTATTGATTGCAAATAGCGAACAGAAAGCACGAAGAAAAAAAGAACAACAAGAAGAACACGACAAGATGATTATTGAAGTCTACCAGCAAGGTAGAAACCAATTCAACAATATCGCACGTATGAACATTCGTAACTGCGATAGACAATCTACATACGATACCCAACCGCCTGTTGGTTTATCGAAGAAACAAAAGCAAGGAGCATGAAATGGTAACGATCAACAAACTGGAAATCGAAAACGTCAAGCGCGTTAAAGCGGTTAAATTAGAACCGTCAGCGACTGGTTTGACAATTGTCGGTGGAAATAACAACCAAGGTAAAACAAGCGTACTAGACGCGATTGCTTGGGCGCTAGGTGGTAATAAGTTTAAACCTAGCCAAGCACAACGCGAAGGAAGTACAATCCCGCCTAGCTTAAAAATCACGCTATCAAATGGATTGATTGTGGAGCGAAGCGGTAAGAATAGCACTCTCAAGGTTATTGACCCAAGTGGCAACAAGGCTGGTCAAAACTTGCTTGATAGCTTCGTAGAAGAGTTGGCCATCAACTTACCAAAATTCATGGAGCAGACTAGTAAAGAGAAAGCAAAAACTTTATTGCAAATTATCGGAGTGGGCCCGCAGTTGGTTGAATTGGAAATGCAGGAAAAAGCCAAGTATGACGAGCGCCATGCAATTGGTGTGATTGCTGACCAAAAGGAGAAGTTTGCCAAAGAGCAACCATACTACCCCGACGCTCCGAAAGAGTTGGTTTCTATTGCCGAACTCATTCAGCAACAACAAGCTATCCTTGCAAAAAATGGGGAGAATGCCCGTAAGCGCCAGAATTTGGTATCTATCAAAAATCAACACAACTCAGCAGCTGCAGAAGTAGATAGATTAGAACAACTACTGGCCGATGCCAAAGAAAAAGAAAGTCAGTTGGCTCAAGACTTGGCTATCGCGAATACAGATGCCATGGACCTTATCGATGAATCTACTGAAGAAATCGAAAAGAGCATCGCAGAGATTGACGAAATCAATCGTAAAGTTCGTGCTAATCTTGACAAAGATAAAGCCGAAGAAGATGCCAAAGGCTATCGCGAGCAGTACAAGGAACTTGATAACGTCATTGCTGACATCCGCAAGCAAAAGACAGACTTGCTCACAAACGCAGACTTGCCGTTGCCTGGGTTGTCAGTGGATGATGGCGAACTGCTCTACCTCGGTCAGCGATGGGATAACATGTCAGGTAGTCAGCAATTACAAGTAGCAACTGCAATCGTGCGTAAATTGAAACCAGAATGTGGTTTTGTGCTGATTGATAAGCTGGAACAAATGGATCAGTTGACTCTTCAAGAATTCGGAGCATGGCTTGAGCAAGAAGGCTTGCAAGCAATTGCTACTAGAGTATCAACAGGAGACGAATGTAGTATCCTGATTGAAGACGGGTATAGCGTTAAACCGGAGACGAAACAAATCCCCGAAACATGGAAAAATGGATTTTAAAAAATAAAGGAGAACCAAAAATGATAGAAACAGAAAAATTTATTGCATTGCGTAATAAAGAAGATGGAAGATATCTAGTTGATTATAAGAATAACAAACACACATTTGCATACTCTGCTAGATTTTCAGATTCGGTGAAAGATGCTGCTGTTATCCCTGAAAAAAACTTCAAAGAGGATGAACGTTTTAGCAAACTAGCCGATGCGTTTGGATGTGAACCGATTATCGTCACAGCTACTTATGAACTCAAGGCGCTAGATGGAAGCGAACCAAAAGAATTGAGCAAAAAAGAAAAAAGTCTCAAAGAAATCTTAGCCCTGATTGAAGCTATTGAAGACAAAATGGAGGATGACTAAACATGCAGATTACTAGAGGAAAACGGGCGCGAGCTCAAAAGGTAGTTATCTACGGTCCTGAAGGAATTGGCAAATCTAGCTTTGCAAGTCAATTCCCAGATCCCGTCTTTATCGACACGGAAGGTTCAACAGATAACATGGATGTGGCACGACTTGACAAGCCGACAAGCTGGACTATGTTAGTCAATGAGATTGCATTTATCAAAGCAAATCCAACAGAATGTAAAACACTCATTGTTGACACAGTGGACTGGGCAGAACAATTGGCAGTAGCTCACGTATGCTCGCAACATGGAAAGCAAGGAATTGAAGACTTTGGTTGGGGTAAGGGTTACACTTATGTCCAGGAAGAAATGGGGCGTTTCTTAAATGCCTTATCTGATCTAGTTGATATGGGTATCAATGTAGTATTGACTGCACACGCTCAAATCAAGAAGTTTGAACAGCCTGACGAGATGGGCTCTTATGACCGATACGAATTGAAGCTTGGCCAAAAGACAGGCTCTAAAACGGCACCGCTTGTCAAAGAATGGGCAGACATGGTTCTGTTTGCAAACTACAAAACTTTAGTCATGACGACTGACAACGGTAAAAAGAAACCCCAGGGCGGTGAACGTGTGATGTATACCAATCATCGACCGGCTTGGGATGCCAAAAATCGTCACGGTTTGCCAGATGAAATGCCGTTCAACTATGCTGGAATCGCTCATATCTTTGCTGGCCAACAAGTACAAGCGCCACAACCACAAGTTGAACAACTTCAGGCAGTTGCTCCAGAACCTCAGCAAACTGCACCACAAGCCCCAGAGCCAATCCAAGAGGAATTACCTCTCGATATGTCTACGGTTGGTGAAACGCCTCAAAATGAAGCTCCCGTCGAACAACAAGCGGCGCCCGCACAATATCATGCAAGCTTACCAAAGAGCTTGACTGACCTCATGTCTCAAAATAATGTGACAGAAGAAGAGCTTCAAAAAGTCGCATACATCCGTGGACACTTCCCGCTAGGAACTCCGATTGAAAACTTCCCGCCTGATTATTGGGATATGATTGTGGCACACTGGCAGGCGACTATGGAAGTTATCCAAAATCAAGTCCGAGCTGATCCAGAATTACCCTTTACCGTGTAAGTTTTGGGAATTAGAAATTATAGCAAAATACAATAAAAATTTTAGAAAATAGAGGAAAAAACAACATGACACAACAACAATTTAACAACTTTGACCGCGAATACGACTGGAACGACACTATCCAAAAAGACGCCGAATTCACATTGCTGCCTGAAGGCTTATACACTTTCACAGTTAAGAGCTACGAGCGTGGACGTCACACACCAAATCCACAGAACCCTGGTAAATTGCCAGCATGTAATAAAGCAACCGTCCACATCCAAATCGTAGCAAATGAAGGTGAAACAGAATTGCGTCACAACTTATTCTTGCATAGCTCAACAGAAGGTATGTTGTCAGCGTTCTTTGGTGCTATTGGTCAAAAACGTAAAGGCGAACCATTGCGTATGGATTGGAATGCAATCGTAGGACGAACTGGCGTATGTAAAGTAGGAGTCCGTGAATATAACGGCAACAAGTACAACGAAGTCAAAGGTATGATTTATGCTGAAGATGTGGACTATACAAAAGTATTGAACCAACAAGTAGGACAAGCTCCACAAGCAAGCTACCAACAACCGCAGCAGAATTTTGGACAACCACAGGGGCAAGCTGGATACCAAGCCGGTCAATTTTAGGAGGTAAGGGATGCAATTAAGACCTTATCAACAGGAAGCACGGGAAGCTGTTCAAGCTGAATGGACTAAAGGTCGCAAGCGCACGCTCTTAGTATTGCCAACAGGATGTGGAAAGACAATCGTCTTCTCCAAAATTATTGAAGACCAAGTGAAAGAGGGCAAGCGTGTGCTTGTCCTTGCTCATAGGTCAGAACTTTTGGAACAAGCTAGCGACAAGCTCAAGACTGCGACAGGTCTTGGCACAGCACTAGAGAAAGCTGGAAATACCTCTATCGGTTCATGGTATCGAGTTGTCGTTGGATCAGTCCAGACCATGCAGAGAGAGAAACGACTTAGTCAATTCCCTCCCGATTGGTTCGATACGATTGTAGTCGACGAAGCCCATCACGCTATTTCAGATGGTTATCAACGTGTACTTGGTTATTTTGAGCAGTCGAATGTATTGGGAGTGACTGCAACGCCTGACCGTGGAGATATGAAGAATCTTGGTTCTTATTTTGATAGCTTAGCTTATGAGTATTCACTAGTCCAAGCTATTCAAGAAGGGTACCTATCAAAAATCAAAGCTTTAACAATTCCACTTAGCTTGGATTTATCAAATGTCAGCATGTCAGCGGGTGATTTCAAGGCGAGTGATGTCGGGACGGCACTAGACCCATATCTGGAACAGATAGCGGACGAAATGGTCAAACAATGTGCAGACCGAAAGACAGTCGTGTTCTTACCACTAGTGAAGACCTCACAGAAATTTAGAGATATTCTTAACTCAAAAGGTTTTAAAGCTGCTGAAGTCAATGGAGAGTCCAAGGATCGTGCAAAGATTTTAGAAGACTTCGAGAAAGACCGCTACAACGTACTTTGCAATTCGATGTTATTGACGGAAGGTTGGGACTGCCCGTCAGTAGATTGCGTGGTCGTGTTAAGACCTACTAAGGTACGTGCCTTGTATAGCCAGATGGTAGGGCGTGGTACTCGATTGCATCCAGGGAAAGAAGAACTGCTTTTGCTTGACTTCCTCTGGCACACTGAACGCCACGAACTATGCCGGCCGGCTCACTTGATTTGTGAAACTCCAGAAGTCGCTCAGAAAATGGTTGAGAATATGGAAGAGCAAACAGGCGTCATGCTCGACCTTGAAGATATGGAAGTTAAGGCAGCGGAAGACGTAGTCGCTCAACGTGAGGAAGCCTTAGCTAAACAATTAGAAGAAATGCGTAAGCGCAAGCGCAAGCTAGTAGATCCGTTGCAATTTGAAATGTCTATCCACGCTGAAGACTTGTCAAACTACGTGCCAAACTTTGGATGGGAGATGTCACCTCCTAGCGACAAACAAATCAAAGCGCTTGAAAAATATGGCATCTTTACTGACGAAGTAGGAAATGCAGGCAAAGCCAATCTCTTGTTAGACAGATTGCACAAACGACAATCAGAAGGATTGACCACACCAAAACAGATTCGCTTCCTGGAAGGTCGTGGTTTTAAAGATGTGGGCATGTGGCAATTTGACCACGCTAGAAACATGATTGATCGTATCGCTGCTAATGGATGGAGATTGCCTACAGGCGTGCGACCGTCTGAATATGTACCAAATTAAAGAAGGAGAAAACAGTGGCAGAGAATGATTTTAACTTATTGCCGTTGCTGGATTACATCAATCCTGCCACGGTAGACTACCAGACATGGGTAAATGTGGGCATGGCCCTTAAACACGAAGGATACACGGCATCCGATTGGGACAACTGGTCGCAAAATGATAGCCGGTATAAGAAATTCGAATGTTTCAAAAAATGGGACACATTCAATGAAGAAGCTGGAACTATCGTGACCGGTGCAACGATTACCCAACTGGCAAAAGAAAATGGTTGTAACAAAATTGCTCTTGGTCATAATGAAGATGATGTTATAGAAACTTTATTAATGAATATGATTTTTGCTGGTAATTTTTCTACAATTGCTCCTATTACATATATGGATAAATCAGGAATGACTTTGATTAGACCTTTGATTTATGTTTCTGAAAAGGGAACAAAATCATTTTGTAAATCAAATGGAATAAGTCCAATGCCTAAGGTTTGTCCACAGGATGGAAATACATCTAGACAATTTGCATTTGATTTATTAAGATCATGGGAAATAAAAAATAAGCACACTAGAGCTAATTTGATGGGGGCTATAAAGAGGGCCGGATTAAATGGCTGGAAAGAAGCTGATGCTTCAAATAATAAATAGTTCTAAGTTTTCTTAGAACTTATATATGTTCACGTAGCATAATTGGATAATGCACTCGCCTCCTAAGCGAAAGATTGGAGGTTCAATTCCTCTCGTGGACACCATAAAAGAATCTTTGTTATAAAGGTTCTTTTTTGTTTACATAAAAAATATATCAGAATATAAATATTTTTTGCTTTTTTATAGGTTATTTTGTATATTTTTATAT